AGAGCATATTTGTATTGCCATGACAGTTGTTACAGTTTTAACTGGTGCGAGTTTATGGGAAGCAGGATTAGTTGCATTAGTTGAACCTACAATCAATGGTATATGGTTCTATATATTACATAAGACATGGACACATTTTAATGATTGAATTTGATTATAATTTAGATTACAAAAATTTACTATTTAAACCAAACGATAAAAGGTATAGAATAGGTCGTGGTGAACAAGGTGTATTACTAGTCAGACCATATACAAATGATATCTGTAAATACTGGCGCTTTAAAACACCTATGGAAGCATATCTTTCAGCTTCTAGAATATTATTTTTGTATCATCAATATAAAGAACAAGACGATTTTATCGGTATGGATATGGCAAGAAAATTTTTAGAAATGGGTTTTACTAGATCACGAAGATATGCAAATCACAAAGATGGTAAAAAGTATGATGAAAACAGACAGGTAAAACCACAAGAAAAAGATTGGGCAACAAGTGATAAAGCAAAGTCAGCAAAGATATTTAAAGACGCAAGAAGGCGTGTTGTTGATGACCCTAAATATATACACATGAGAAAACAATGGAGACAACAAGAGAATGCCCACATATAGATTTAAAGACAACCACACAGGTGAAGTATGGGAAGAGTTGATGACAATCTCTGAGATGGAAGAACTTATTAAAAGTGATACCATTGAACTATTACCACCAACACAAATGAACATAGTCTCTAGTGTTGGTAGTATTGATAGTAAAACTGATAATGGTTTTAAAGAGGTATTATCTAAAGCTGCAGAAGCACATCCTAATAGTCCACTTGCAGAAAGATATGGTAGAAAAACAGTAAGACAAACACAGGTACAAGCCGCTAGAGAGAAGCGTGTAAATCGTATTTTAAAAGGTGGAGGAAGATAAATATAGCTGATACTATCGAGAAACTACAACACGCCAGGCGATGGTCATAAGTTGGGTAGTCAATCCGATAATGTATCTTAAAGTGTGTAGCTACACCAACTAAAGGAAACATATGGCAGACTTTGACTTTTTAGATGGCTTTGATGCCGATGGCGATTGGGGTTTTACCTCAGTTAAAGAAAAACCATCTGAAGAACAATCTAAACAAACAGAAACAGTTGTAAAACAAACAGCAGATAGCACTGCCAAGGCTGTTTCTAGCGATATTGTAAATAGATTAGATAGTAAATTAGATAAAGTTTTATCTTTAATTAATTCTACTAAATCAGCAGTAAACGAAAAAAATCAAACAGAATTAGATATTGCTAAGAAGCAAATGGATGATGAATATGATTTAAGAAAAGATAATCTTAGTAAAGATATGAAAGATAAATTTGCTAAATTAGAAAAACTTATCATACCTTTATTAATTAAATTAGCAAAATCACCAGAGGCATACATACATTGGCCTAACAGAGCTCAAGTTATAGAAGCACAAGTTAAAAAGATAATAGAAATCACAAGGGGAAAATAATGGAAAATAATTTAGAATCAAGTTTGAAAGCAATACTACATCATGAGGGCGGTTATGTTAATCACCCAAAAGATCCTGGTGGCGAAACAAATCTTGGCGTAACAAAAAGAGTGTATGAAGAATACGGTGGCAAAAAAGATATGAAAGATTTAGTTGTCGCTGATGTTGCACCTATTTACATAGATAGATATTGGGGTAAAATGAAATGTGATGATCTACCTAGTGGCTTAGACCTTTGTGTATTTGACTTCGGTGTAAATGCAGGACCAGGTAGAGCAGCAAAATTCTTACAAAGAATGATTGGCACCACAGTAGATGGTGGCATTGGACCTATGACTTTAGCAAAAGTAAATGAGTATGTAAAAGAAAATACTATTGAAGAAACAATAGAAAAATACCAATCTATGAGACAAGAGTATTACGAAAGTTTATCTACATTCAAAACTTTTGGCAGAGGTTGGACTAGACGAGTTGAAGAAACCACTAAAATGGCGCTTGACTTAATCTAAAAAATCTGTTATAATAATATTATGAATCAAATGAATACTTTTTTAAAAGATAGGTACGACATGAAAACATTTAATCATGTTGACTTATCGTCCTTCGACAAAGACTTTAATTTACCAGAAGTAACAACTCAAACAATCAAAGGTAAGAGATTTTATATCACACCTGAAGGTAATAAGTATCCTTCGATTACCACAGTTTTATCTGATAGAAACAAAGACGGTATAGTTAAATGGCGTCAGTCGGTTGGTAATGATGTTGCTAATCAAATTATGCGATCAGCCGCAAGTAGAGGTACAGCACTTCATACTCTAGTCGAAAACTATCTAAACAATGAAGAACTATCAAAACAAGATGTGCTACCTGTCGCACTATTTACTATACTAAAACCCGAACTAGATAAGATAAATAATATTGTATTACAAGAAGGCGGCCTTTACAGCGACAAATGGGGAGTTGCAGGTCGTGTGGATTGTATAGCAGAATATGAAGGTAAACTTTCTGTTATAGATTTTAAAACCTCTTCAAAAGAAAAGAAAGAGGAGTGGGTAGAAAACTATTTTATTCAAGGTGCAGCTTATTGTGAGATGTACGAAGAACGATTTAAAGGAAAAATAGATCAAGTTGTAATTCTCATAGTTACCGAAGATGGTGCTACTCAAACTTTTATAAAAGATAAAAAAGATTATTTACCTTTATTAGAACCTGCAATAAAGGAGTTCAATGAAAAATTTAAGATTGATTAATTTTATGAAGTTTGCTTTCATAATTATTTTTTTTATGATTATTACAAAAGAAGTTAGAGCAATACCTAATACTGGACCTGAACTACCACCTGAAGCACCTGAACCTAATTTCAAATATGAGGGTTTACTAGAACAACGTATTCCTGTTTTTTGTGGCATAACAGAATTTGTGTTAGACGCCTCTTCTAAAATGATGGGAGAATCACAAATTGCAATAGGACAAATTAGAAAAAACGGGCAACCATTTGGTGAACTTTTAGGTATATTATCTTTTGGCCACAACGCTGAAAGAAATAGTGGTAGTTTTATAATGACAATGCCTGGTACGGGACCTAATGGTTCAAATGTAAGTTGTATATTAGGTTATGGATTAGACTGGCAATTTTTTAATCATGATGGCACTAGAGTACCACAGGAAGATTCTCTGTGAAAATGATGAGAGTAAACAATAGGGACTAGGGGGCAGTACCCTACGCCTCCACCATAAATTATGGGGGCGAAATAGGTTCGACCGTTGACTAGAAATCGCATTGGAGAGGATAGTCGAAAGACTTAAAATTTACACAAACGCAAACTATAATAACTTTGCATTAGCGGCCTAGGTCGTTAGGGGTTTACCAGTACCTTGCAACAGAAACTGGTACCTCAGCTTGACAAATCACAAAAAACATAGTATAATAAAGTATAATGATTGTTACACCTAATAAATTTGCTTTACTAATAGAAGATATAGTTAAGACAAAAAGAATTAGTTATATAGACGCTGTTGTATTGTATTGTGAAAAACATAACATAGATCCATCAACAACAAAATCTATGATTAACAAGAATTTAAAAGAAAAGATAGCATATGAGGCACAAGGTCTGAATATGTTAAAAGAAAAAACAGCAAAACTACCAATATAAGGAGATATATTATGACAGGTGCAGAAATAGGTATTGCGATTATGGCAGCATTATGGATTGTGGGAGTTCTATCAGGATAAAGTGAATGGTTTTGAAGTATATAAAATCTATCTGGCAATCAAGCTCCACTTCACAAGTAAAAACCAATCTTATGACTTTCATAAACACAACGGAAGAACAACTGCAAGACTGGAGACATTTACTAAAAGAAGGGATAAGTATTATTTTCATAGGCTTAGTAAATCTTACGACAATAAGTCTATTGTTAATTACTTCCTTAGCAATTTTGTTTCTAATACTAATTTATGGGTTGGTGACATCATTGGTAAAGCTGGTGATGAACATTACAAACAATGGTCTAAAAAAATAGAATCATTACATTATTATTATGAAAAAGATATTGACTATATTATAGAAAGAATGATAACAAAAGATATAAAATTTAATGATTTATTTTTATCAATAGATGGTCAACATCCTACTATCATTAAAATGTTTCTAGCAAAAAAGATAAATTTTGAAACACTAATAATATTAGATGACATATTAAGATTTACAAAAAGATTAAATAAAGATATTAAAGAGAAAGTATTATGGCCTAAAATGTTTGATAGAATGAAAAGATATAAACCATTTTTGTCATACAATATTACGAAGTATAAAATCTCATTGAGAGATAAGATGAAGGAGATATAATGGATAAAGAAAATTTTATACTAGCTTTTCAAATAGATAATGATAAACTATTTAATGGTCTTATTGATTATCATAAAAATAATCATGAGTACAAATATAAAAGTGAACACACCACTCATGATGTAGAAACTAAAGCGTCAACTGATGTTAATATTCATATGAGTTCTAACAATGAACTTGTTAAAATTTATACGAACTATCTTACAGCTGGGCTAAAGGCATATAGTCAAAAGTATGAATACTTTAATCCTGAGTTATGTATTCAAGAGGGTTTTAATATACAACATTATGGTCCTGGTCAAGGATATAAAAGATGGCATAATGAAAGAGGCGAGTATCAAATAAATCAAAGGGCCTTAGTTTTCATGACATATTTAAATGATGTACCTGACGGTGGAGGAACAGAATTTGCATATTATCCAGAGTTAAAAATAAAAGCAAAAAAAGGTTTAACTTTATTATGGCCTACTGAT